ATCTCAAAATACTAATTATTATAAATATAACTATGAAAGCAACGGAAAAACTTTTTAAAGATCTTGTTAATGGAGATGAGGCATCGGCACTTGAAACATTCAAAGGTGCTATTCAAGATAAATTTGATCAAGCTATGGCTGTTAAAAGAGTGGCTATTTCGTCCGAAGTGTTCAATCAGCCTGTTGAAGAATCAACTGATCTAGTAGAAAAGATTGAAATAAAATATACTAAAGGTAAATCATCCAAGAAAGAAACTGCTAAGTTTAAGAATCAAAATGAATTTGAAAAATGGTTCGGCTCACAAGAAGATGAAATTAAAATCATTTCACATAAAGGATTAAAAGATTAAAAATAAATGAAATTAATCACAGAACATTTAGAATCGAACCTCGACTTTCTCATTGAGAAAGATGAAAAAGGTAACAAGAACACTTTCATCGAAGGTGTCTTTATGCAAGCGGAAAAACAAAACCGTAATAATAGAATTTATCCTAAAGCTGTTCTAGAAGCAGCTTGTAACAAATATGTTAAGGAGCAGGTTGAAGCAGGTAGAGCCGTTGGTGAATTGAATCACCCAGAAGGCCCCGCTATCAATCTTGATAAAGTTTCACACAGAATTACTGAACTTAAATGGGAAGGTAATAATGTTGTTGGAAAGGCACTCATACTAAATACACCGATGGGTAATATAGTGAAAGGACTTATGGAAGGTGGATGTAAGTTGGGTGTCTCAAGTCGTGGTATGGGAACAGTTGAAAATAAGAATAGCAAGTCTTATGTAAAGAGCGATTTTATGCTCTCTACTGTAGACATTGTTCAAGATCCCTCCGCACCCGAAGCATTCGTTAATGGAATCATGGAAGGTGTAGAATGGATATATGAGAATGGTATTCTAAAACCTCAACAGATTGAAGAATATGAGACTGAAATTAAAAAAGCATCTAGCTCTCAGCTTGCAGAAGCTCAGAAAAGGGTCTTTAGTGATTTCCTCTCCAAACTCTAATCATTAATAGAAATAAAGCTATGTCAGAAGAAACACAAGAAATAGAGGACATCATTGAGGATGTCACTGAAGAACAGCTTATTGCTAATGAAGAGCTTGAACAGGATCTACCTGAAGTCTCTGAAGAAGCTGAAGCTGAAGTATCTTTTGATGATTCAATCAAGTCTATTCTCCTTGGCGAAAAGAAAAAGTACAAAAAGGAAGAAGAAGACGAAGATGAGTCTGAAGAAGAAGAAGAAGAAGAAGAAGAAGAAGACGAAGAAGAGTCTGATAAAGTCAAAAAAGAAGATGTTGACCTTGATGAATCTGCTAAGCCTTCTACTGGAAAAGCTACAATCGATATCTATGTATCTGATGCAAAAGAAGATATGAAGATCATGTCAAAATATAACCTTAAAGCTAAAATGGGTAAACGTAATGACTCCGTTATAGCAACTGGAAAGAAGACAGATATTTTTAAGTATCTTAGATCTTTTGATTATGGAATGGATATAAATGATGTTCAAGATACATATCCTGAGCTATTCGAGTCGAATATTAAAGAAGAGGAAGAAGAGCCTAAGGAATCTAAAAAGAAGGTTTCTGAAGCACTTGATCTTCTTATCACAAATGAAGCTACTCTTAGTGAAGACTTCAAGACTGAAGCTGCTACACTTTTCGAAGCAGCGATTGCAGAAAGATCACTTGATATTCAAGAGAAACTTGAAGCAAAATACAATTCGGAATTGAATGAAGAAGTTGAATCACTCCGCGAAAGCCTTATTGAAAGAATCGATGATTATCTTTCATATGTAGTTGAAAGCTGGATTGAAGAGAATTCTGAGCAAGTTGAAAACACACTTCGTACAGAAATCGCAGAAAACTTCATGACATCACTTAAAGACTTGTTCATTGAGAATTATATCGAAGTTCCAGCTGAAAAGAGAGACCTTGTTGAAGAACTCAACACTGTCAATGAAGAAACTGAATCTGAACTCACTGAAGCTAAAGCTGAAATTGAATCTCTACAAGAGCAAGTTGAATCATTCGAAAGATCTGAAGTTCTTTCTTCTCTATCCGAAGACCTTTCTGAAACTGAATCACACCGTCTCCAAAGCATTTTGGAAGATGTAGATTTTGGTGATAAAGAAAGCTTTGCAAAGAAGGCTCAAACAGTCAAAAGTTCAATCTTTGAATCAAAAGAAGAAACATCTCAAGAAGATTCTTTGGTAGAAAATACTGAAGATGAAACAGAAATCGTAATCGAGGGCGCTGCTGATCCTCTCAAGAAGCTTCCTGCTTCTATGAGAAAATATGTTGAAGCTCTCTCAAAATAATCATATCACAATAACAACAACATAGGAGAAATTCAAAATGTTTAATACAGAAACAGAAATGAAAAAGTGGGCACCAATTCTTGAGCACAAGGATGCACCTGCTTTCCAAGACGCGCACAGAAAAGCTGTAACAGCTAAGTTGCTCGAAAATACAGAAATCGCACTTCGTGAAGAAAAAGCACAAGCTGGTTTCCTTAATGAAAACAATGTAACAACTGCAGCAGTTGATAAGTTCGATCCAGTTCTTATCTCTCTTGTACGTCGTGCAATGCCAAATCTCATCGCTTATGATGTAGCCGGTGTTCAGCCAATGTCTGGACCAACTGGTCTTATCTTCGCAATGAAGAGCCGTTACAATGACGGTGCTGGTGAATCACCATCTAATCCTCAGGTTACTACTGGTGATACTGAAGCACTTGGTCTTGATGTACCTAATACAGCATTCTCTGGCCCAGTTACAACAGCTGCTGGTGAAGCACTTGGTGCAGCTGGTGGTACAGACTTCGGTGACATGGGATTCACAATTGAAAAAGCTACTGTTGAAGCTAAGACTCGTGGTCTTAAAGCTGAATACACAATGGAGCTTGCTCAAGATCTTAAGAGTGTTCACGGTTTAGATGCTGAATCAGAACTTGCTAACATTCTTTCAACTGAAATCCTCGCTGAAATCAATCGTGAAGTTATCAACACAATCAATGCTAAGGCTAAGCCTGGTTTCGATGGTGGTGATTTCGATCTTTCAACTGATGCAGATGGACGTTGGGCTGTTGAGAAATTCAAGAGCTTGATCTTCCAACTTGAAGTTGAAGCTAATAAGATTGCAACTGAAACACGTCGTGGTAAAGGTAACTTTATCATCTGCTCTGCTAATGTCGCTTCTGCTCTTGCAGCCGCTGGTCAACTTGATTACAGCCCTGCTCTTGCAACTAATCTACAAGTAGATGCTACTGGTAACACTTTCGCAGGTGTTCTTAATGGTCGCCTTAAGGTATATGTTGATCCATATGCAGTTAGCGATTATGTAACAATCGGTTTCCGTGGATCAAATCCATATGATGCTGGTATGTTCTACTGCCCATACGTACCACTCACTATGGTACGTGCAGTTGATGAAAGCACATTCCAACCTAAGATTGGTTTCAAGACACGCTACGGCATGGTTAAGAATCCATTCGTTGAATCTGCTACTAGCGGTACAACTGGAACAGATGATCTGAATCCATATTTCCGTACATTCGGTGTTGCTAACATCAATGTTGGAAGTTAATTTTAATTAATTAACATTTACTTTGAAGGGGTCTCGAAAGAGGCCCCTTCTTTTTTATATAAATAACTATATGAGTAATTTAACAGACAATTATAATTTTCTTTCCCCGACAGGATTTAAGTTGGTTATTAATCGTAATAATTTAGCTAATACTGAATACTTTTCAACTAGTGTTACTCTTCCAAGTCTGAATTTGGGTCAGATAAATGTTCCCAAAAATCAATATAAGGGTTATTTATCTGGAGATATAACATTCGATGATTTCTCTATTAGAATTGCAATCGATGAAGATATGAAAGTCTACAAAGAACTTTATGATTGGATGTTACAAAATAGAGATGCAAACAGTCCTGTTGTGTATGATGCTACTCTGATAATTCTAACCAATCATAATCTACCCAACAACAAAATTCAATTTACCAATCTTTTTCCTTTGTCAGTAAGTGGATTGGAATTTAGTACACAGGCTACCGATGTTGAATATCTACAGACTGATGTGTCCTTTAGATATGACGAGTTTAAAATATTATAAATAAGTTTATATTATGATGAGTTTAAATGATATTTTAGAATCTTGGAAGAAAGATTCAGTGATTGATGAACATGCTTTAGATGATGTAACTATTGAGACATCTAAACTACATGCAAAGTACCTTGAGATCTTCACATTGTCTAAGTTACAGTTAAGAAAGAAAGAGATGGACTTAGAGAAAGTCCGAAAAGATAAGTGGCTCTACTATACTGGTAAGATGACTCAAGCAGACATGGATAAGAGAGGTTGGCCATATGATCCATTCCAAGGTATGACTAAACCACTTAAATCTGAAATGGAGATGTACTATAATACTGATGAAGATATCATTAAAATAAAGTCAGGTATTGAATATCAGAAAGCCATCATTGATTCCCTTGAAGAGATTATGAATAACATTAGATGGAGACATTCACACATTAAGAATATCATTGAATTCAGAAAGTTTACATCTGGAATGTAATTCGATACACCTTCTAAAGCCGATTATAGAATCTTTATCTTGATTCATTGATAATTAAGTAATCTTGCCAATTTGAACATAGTCATCACTGTTCTGTATTGATTTGATTAAACCAATTATAATAGATTGTCAAATGTATGTCAAGGTGATATCGCAGATTTCCGCAGGAAAGAATAAAAAGTATGGATAATATTATTATTGAAAAGAAGAATGAATCAACCTTGTATGTTACAAGTAGGGATTCTGGCATCTTAATGGAATTATCTGAGTACTTTACTTTTTATGCTCCAGGCTATAAGTTCATGCCAGCATATCGTAATAAGATGTGGGACGGCAAAGTGCGCCTTTATAATCGTATGAATAGTACCATTCCTTATGGTCTATTAAATGAGGTTCTTCAATTTTCTAAGGATAGAGATTATCAAGTAAATCTTACACCAGATATAGAAAATAGATTTAGTTATGATGAGA